AGAACCACAGATCAAAAATCTTTAACAAACTCAGTATCTGTATTTACCCAATAGTTATTTTACTATTGACATCATCAGGTAAAACACAAACAGCACCAAGTAATACTAATATTGCTGGACCAAGTGCCTCTGCTTCTGGTAGTGTCACAAATCAGGCAGTTCAGGTTTTACAAGGTCCATTTGCTCTGAATACTTATGGTGGTGGAGTAAGTTGTCAAGGACCTACGATGAGTTTTGCTCCTTTTGCAATGGCATCTGGAAGTGGTAGTAATGACCCAGAAACTTTTAAATCTTATAGTGGTAATGCTGGAGTAAGTTTTGGATTTAACTTTCCTCTTGATGGGTCATTACAAGAACTATGCAAGGATAGAGTAAGAGTTGAGATTTCTAGACAACAGGCAGAAGCAGATAAGGCGCGATTAGATTTTGAGTTAGTAAGATTATTAAAGTGTGGAGAGGGTATTAAAAATGGTATTAGTTTTCATCCAGAAAGTCCTTATTATAAAATCTGTGCTGATATAGTTGTCAAATACCCGACCATAGCAGAAGCTTTGAGAAAATGAATGAGATACCTAATATTAATATCAATAGTAATACAGTTACCAATATACCAAACAATTTGATCGGAATTCCGAATGGTCCAAGTATCATTCCTACAATAGATCCACCAGTCACTAAAGCAACAACACAATCAGTTATTCGTAATTTAGAGGCACCAGTTTTTCGTTTCACTGATCCATCTCTAAACTATCCTAAATTGAATGTTCCTACTCAAGATGAATTTAATGCATCAGTAGCAGCAGAAAAGAAAAAACAAGAAGAGCAAGAAAAAGAAGAAAAATCTAGAAAACTTTCAGATACTCCAATCATTACTAAACTACCTCAAATTATTCAACCTCCATATACGCCCCCTACTAATGGGGTTTCGGTTCTTCAGACCCCCCCAGTTGAGTTGCTCAACAATAATACCAACCTAGGAGTTCCTGTTATTGAAGTACCAATCATTGGACAAGTACCAATCCCACCTAAAGAACAAGTTCTTCTTGCTGGCACCACTGCTACTGCTAGTGTTGCTGCGGCTCTGCTTGGCAAATCTTTGGTGGAATGGATGGTAACAAAGATGAAACCAATAGTCAATCAAATATTTGTAAGGGGTAAGAAACTTCTCAACAGAGACCTTACTCCTTATGAAACACAAATCTTATTTGCTTTTGATAAAGAAGTAAAGATGAAGAAGATTACTAAACTACTCAAAAAAGAACAAAAGGTAGAAAAACTCAGACAGTTTAAAGAGTTTCATAACAAGTAGTTATTTCTTTCTTCTTTCTAATAATACATCAAAGTTTTTATCTTTTGTTCCTCCATCATACGCAAGAGCATACCCATCAGTAATCATTTGGTTGTTAAGGGATACATCTTCACCATTGATAAACAGATGACCGATGATACGACCATACTTCTCTGTACTATCTGGCAACTCAGTCTTGATTATAATATCTTTAGCAAATTCTAATCTATGTTTTATCCATTCTTTTGATTGAAGTCCAAGTGACTTTTCTTTAAGATTAGTTGTTCTACTCTCTGGAGTATCAATACCACCAAGACGAATTCTTTTTTCTAAACTTATATCAAACCCTAAGTCTATTGAGGCATCAATAGTGTCCCCATCAACCACTTTTAATACTTGTTTGATTCTATAAATGTATGGATCTTTATCAGACATTAGAAAGATAGTTTAAACTTCTCAATATTTAGTTTAGGAATAGGTAGTTTATCAAATGCTTTCTGGACTTGTTTCTCCACCACAGCACCAACAAACTCTTCTGGATTATCTAAAATCTTTTGTGCTTTTTGATATGTAGTATAGGCACCGTAGCATAAAGCAGCACTGATACTTAAACTAATAACTGATAATGCTAGTGATAGTTGTTTCATTATGCTCTTGTGCGAGGTTGAACTTGTCCTTCTTCAAGTGCTTCTACTCTATCTTCAAGAGATACTTCTTCAATATAATGTGTTGGGGGAGATTCTATCACAAACTCTTTACGGGGTTCTTCTTTTTTTTCATCATCTTCCTCTCCACTTTTTTTCATAGTGTTGATACCGAAGGTTGCGGCAGATGCGGTGAATACTGTTGCAATAAATGTAGGGTCCATTTTGGTAAACATACCAGCATAACTTGCAGTAAGTAGGGCAGCACTCCAACTCAAAATAATAATACGAATCAATTGCCCCATAGTATTTTCCCTTTTCTTGTTCATTTTACTTTGTGCGATGGGTTAACTTTTTTTCCAAGCTTCACCTTCTGATTTTCTTCTACGTGCCAACCCTGCTTCTACATTAGACCCAGGATTACGGTAGAGGTATAGAGCATCGGGAACTAAATCCCATTCTTTATTCTTCAGTCGTTTAGTGATAGTATTAAAATCTCCAGATCCATAGAATCCAGCACCTAGATTATAAGCAAATGATAAAAGTGCTCCACGCTTACCATCAGTCATCTCATTCCAGTATGGGATTTTACGAAGTGATGGAAGAAACTCTTTCTTACATTGAGCAATCAAAAGTTCATCTGCTTCTGCTTGAGTGAGAGTATCACCAAGATAAAATGGTGATCCATCTTTTTTACGTGTAGATCCCCAACCAATAGTGATTGGAAGATTACCAGATAGAGGATCTGGATATGCTTTGAGATGACATCCTTCAAACTCTTTGATGAGTTTTATACCCATCATAGTCATATCATCACCACCTACTACAGGAGCAGCAGCAGCAGATCCCTTACCACACTTTGGGCATCCTGTAGGTTCTGGTGAAGCATCCCCCTTTGCTCTATAAATCTCTGCCCAATCTGCATTATCTTCTAGATACTTGTTAGGTAGATTATCCTCTAACCATTGAATTCCTTTGATGTGGTTGGGGTTCTTCTCGTCATAAAACTTGAAGAAGTTATGTAAATCAATTCTTGCCATCTGGACCTCCTGTAATATCTGGAAAATAAATTTGGAATAGTTCTGAAGCTTCTTTATGCTTCCCGTGATTTGTGAGTTTTTTTACTTCTTCAAGAATTTTGTTCTTGAACTCAGGTGAAGATCCTTCCCCATCCATCATTACCTCCTGGACACCAACGATGCTTGAGAACTGCTTTTGTATAAATGGTCTTTTTACCATTTTCTACTGGTCCAGTATAGTTATCATTCAAAGAACCATAAGGATCATTTACGTAATAACCTTTCTTATCTGGAGTGTGTCCGATAACTACGCACATGTGGCCACCAGTAGGATTAGATAAAGAACCCCGATGTAGGATGCCAATAACAACAGGTTTGCCATTATCAATGCTTTTATCAATATCAGAAAAAGAAAGATTATAACTAAAATTCGACTGAACTCCGTAATTTGCAAGAACTTGTGTCTGCACTCCATGATCAGTTGTATCACCGATAGCAAAAACTTTTGTAACATACTCGTCATCACCTTTAATGCTTCCTGGTTTTAGAAATGCCAAGCACATAGCACAAGAAGAACTGTTACAAGTTCTTTGGGCATCACGATAGTTATCTACTTGATTGAAATATGGGACTGCTAATACTGATGGTGTTGGTGGTTTGGTTCTAAAGATACTAATCCAATCTCCTTCTGCATCATCAAGAAACTCAGTAGGAAGATTATCTTCTAACCACTGAACTGCTGCTACGTGATTAGAATTACCATCATCATAAAATTTAAAAAAGTTATGAAGGTCTAAAGTCATCTTCTTCTCCTATGTATTCTAGTGAAAAAACGTCATGATCGTCAATATCAGGATTCATCCATTCATTAAACTCTGAACGAATTGATTCTGCATCTGCATTATTATTTTTTTCATTCAAAATATTTATACGATTCACTGCCCAGTCATGAGAGGTTCTTAAGGTTTGTTCTAAAGTCGTCATAATGTGAATTTTGGTCTCTTACATTATAGCAGGTTTTAGATTTTGTGAAAGAAGATCTAAATAAATTATATAGAATTTTAAAATGTCCTGGAAATATAACGGAGAGGATTTTATTAAAATTACAAATAAGATGGAAGGCTTTGTTTATATCATTACAAATTTAACAAATAATAAAAAATATATTGGTAAAAAACATTTCTGGACAAGACAAAAGGATAGAAAGACTGGTAGAAGAAAAACTCAAGAAAGTGATTGGATGAATTATTTTGGATCTTGTGATGAACTCAAAGAAGATGTTAAGTTATTAGGTCCAGATAATTTCTTAAGAGAAATATTATATCTTTGTCCTCATAAGAAATCTATGAGTTATTATGAAACCTATGAACAATTTCATCGTAATGTTTTATTCAGTAATGATTATTACAATACAAATATTGGTGGAACTTTTTATATGAGTGAGTCTGAAAGAATCTACGGTTTGGTCCTTAAGAGCTCTGAGTATTATTGATATAACTTGTCTTCAAAAGCAACAAACCTATTCTATAGAGATTTTGAATAATTGTCAAGGGGTATTGATAAATAACTTCATAAAGTCTTATTATAATATTGCAATATCACAATATCGTTATATGTTTTAACGATCTGTTGGAGATTCAGGTCCTCTATTTGTTCCTGTTGATTGATCAGATTCTGCATTACTATAACGAAGATTTGCTGTCTTATCCGGAAATATACTGCTCAACAATACTTCCAATCATTTCTTCATCCATCTCCATCATCACATAATGCGCCTCTTCTATGGTCTCTGTGTGCCCCTGTGAGAGAAGATACTCAAGCACCAGATCATAAGCATCATATCCTTCACTTGTGGTTTCTGTGGAGGTTTTTTTCTTTTCTGGAGTGGTTGATTTTGTGAATGTTGTAATTGGTTTTATGTCGGTTTTATCAACACCAAATTCTGGCATTTTTCCACCTAAGGCAAATCCAGGAATATCCATTTTAACTGGATTGGATGTTTTTCCTGCATCTACACCTGCTTTAATTGCTTCTTCTTCACTTCCACCTGATGCTCTTTTTTCTTGTGCTGCTTCTAGTTCTGGTAATTTAGGTGTTCTTATTTCGTATTCAGTTCCACCAGGAGTCTTTCCAATAGCAGGGGATTTTGTTGGTGGAGTTGATTCTTGTTTCTTTGGTGTTCTATTCTGAGATGGAGAGTTCTCACCCCCACTCGAAGAATTAGATCCGCCACCTCCGTCACCTGAAGAATTAGATCCACCACCGCCGTCACCTGAAGAAGATGGAGATTTGGGTCCTACAATCTTAGGTCCTACAATCTTTGGTCCAACTTTGGCACTTCCATCATTTGACATTTTACCACCAAGGTAACCCGCTCCAACAGCTGCCCCTAATCCTAAAGCACCTAAACCAACTTTCTTTGCAGTTGGACTTGTCAATGCTGCCTTAGCACTCTTAGCAATTTCTTTTACTTTTGCAATTGGTTTCATGAGTGCAGCAGCCCTAGCAGCATCATTAGTATTTTTAAATCTAAGTGATGCTGGAGCCCCATCAGTAGAAGTAGCTTTAAAACCTGCTTTTGTTACGTTTTTATTTGCCAATTTTTGATAAGCAGCCGCCGTTCTTACCGGATCACTACTTTTAAGAAGTCTGTCAGCAGCTTTCATTCTTGCTGGTTTTGAGGCAACTCTTCCTAAAAATTTAAGTGCGCCAATTCCTAATTTATCGAACAAACCCTCATTAATAGCAAAGACAAAAAGTTCTAATTGTTCCTGAATATAATCTTCAGAAATAAGACTTTCTTTAATTAGATTTTCGTTAAAATTTAAATATTCATTTAAAATATCATCTTCTGAAGAGTTTGCCAAAAATGAAATTGTGGCATTGGCACTATACCCCTCATAAATCATCGATAAAGAAATCTTGGAAAGAATATCTTCTACAAGTTCGGAAACTTCCTCATCATAATACTGTGAGTCTTCATTCAAAATTTCTGTATTTTTTTGAGATATATTAGAATATAAAAAACTAATATCATCAACAAGACTATTAGAGAACCCTGACATTTTATTAAAAATTTACTTCTTATGAAAGTATTTATAAAAACTAACCACCAGGTTTTAATTTAACACCAAGTTTTTGATTACGAGTAGCATCTGATGTTCTTGCCGTAGCAAGTTTCGTAGCGGCAAGTTTGGCATCATTATCTTTATATGCACCGGCAGCAATTGTTCTTCCAATTCTTTCTAATGGATTGGAAGAAGTCTGGGCAAGAGATTTTGTATCTGCTCTCTTATAAACTGCCTTACCATCCTTAAATGCAAGATTTCCGACTTCTTGCTTACCACCAGGACCAGTAACTACAGAAGTCTTAGCAAGTTGAGCAGTTCTTCTTTGTGGTCCCGATCCAGTTGAAATAAATGCTGCTCCACCTGGTTTTTTCTGACTGAATGATGTTGGTCCGCCAATACCTTTAACTGCACCACCAGACTGACTTTGGCGATTAGTAGTTGCAATTGCCTTTCTTTCTACTGCATTAGCACCGGCAACAGTATCAAATGCCTTAGATGCTGCAATAGATCCACCCCCAGCACCAACAACTGTTCCAACTGGTCCGGCAACACTACCAACAGCACCACCAGCGGCACCACCAGCGGCAACTACGGCACCTTTAGCAAGTGATCTTAACCATCCAGATCCTTTTGATCTCTCATCAGCAACATCAAGAGCAGCGCCGACAGGACCTACAAATCTTCCAAGTCCTTTGAGAATACCTTTTCCTGTTGCTTTTGTTGCTGTTTTGGCGGCCGCTTTTTCTGCTTCCTTAGCAGCAGAAGATGCACCGGAAGGAAGTGCTTTTGGTTTTGTATTAAGAACTTTTACATCTACTGGTTTAACTGATGTATCCACAACTGATGTGGGAGATTTGGGTGTAATATTACCAGATTTTTGTGTTGTTGCTAATTTACCAGGTTCTTGTGCTTTTACGATTGCACCACCTTTTGTAGGTTCGCCGCTAACATCTGTTCTAGAAACATTAGTAGTTGTTCCCTGTGGTCTAAATTGTTTTGTAGGGTCAGCAGCGGCACCAGTTAGACCTTTTTGTGCTTTTCTTTTTTTAGCATCTTCTCCTTTCTTATTAATTTTATCCCATTCTGCTTGTTCTTTTGGAGATTTTACTCTATCAGCAGGTGCTTCACTCAAATAACATTCATTTAAAAACTGATTAAAAGTTTTCATTTATTTCTTACTTTTTTATTTATTTATAAAAAAAGAGGGTGGTGAAACCCTCTGTGTATTTCAGTTTTTGAAAGTGGTCTTATTTGTCATTATCTCTATTTGCGTTATGTTTGGGGTTTTGTTTGGGATCTTTTTGTGCTCTTCTTTCACTTGGCCATGTAGTTTGACTTCCAGTATCTTGTACATTAGGATTTCTAGGATTACCACTAGTAGGAGAAGATCTATCTGCAAATTTCAAAAATGATTTTTCTTTCGCAGAAAGAGGTGGTCTTGCTCCTTGCTTATATTTTGGAGAATTTCTTCTTTCCCTCCCCATTTCGTCTGCACGTCTCCTTACTTTTGAGTTAAGCATAGTTCTTTGTGAAGGATCACTATGCGAAATGTTCCTTATGTTGGGATTAGCAGCAGTTCCTCTTTCATATCCCAACTTATCTGCTTTACGTGCCTCATCAAAAACTTCCTCAACAATACTCTCTCTCCAATCTTCACTCATATTTGACATAATTGTAAGTGCCGCTTCTTCAGTATCGGCATAACCTTCGTTAATTAGGTGAGAAAGAACCAAATCATAAGCATCATAATTTTCTTGCCTATCATTATCGGCATCTAGTCTTGTTCTTATAGTATTGTATCCAGATTGACCTGGTTTTACCTTAGCGGCAAGAGTTGGATTTGCTCTTGCCCACTGGTCCATAGGGTCACCGCCCATTGGTTTTGTGGGTAATGTTTTAGCGGCATCTGGTTTTGCTCCAGGTGCTGGTGCTCCAGGTCTTGTTCCAGGTGCTGGTGCGGCAGGAGTAGGAGTAACAGAACTTGGGGCAGGTGTAGTAGGTCTTGGAGCATTGCGAGATCTATTTGCTGCGAGAGCATCATTATAATTTTTATAATTTTTTCCGTCAGATGTAGATTTATATTTAAAATCGTTTGGGTTTGGTCTAACCTGAGATGATCCTGGACTATATCTACCATCCATTCCAGTTTGCTGAGAAGTCTTTGGTGGTAGCATAGCTTTTTTATAATCAGCAACATCTTGGGATCTTCTTTGCCCTTTTAGTGTGGCATTAGCAGCATCTCTTTTAGTCTGTGCGTCTTGTGCAACTTGTTGTACTCTCTGTACATTAGCAGCATCATAAGGTCCTTCACTCAAATAAGTCTCATACATTTCTTCCCAAGTATAATCACTCAGGTCATATCCTTCTTCTAGAAGTGAATGAACCCAGATCTCAACTTCTTCCCATACCTGTTCTTCGGTGAGTTCTTGAGGAGCATATACTTGTTGATATGCCTCCATTAAACTATAAACTTCCTTACCAGTAAGTCTTGACATATGTTTGAAATGTTTCTTATGTTTTTATTTATAAAAAAAGAGTTATTAAGACTCTTTAACTATCTTTTCATAATCATAGTCACCAAAAAGCACATCATCATATTCTGCTGCTTCCTTATAGGAATTTAAAATATCTTGCTCACACCACTCATCATAATTTCCATCGGTATTGAGTAGTTTTGAGGTCATTTTACAATTTGAACTCCGAGAAACTATTAGTTTTCATATCTTGCTTAATACCACCTACCAAATAACTAGAAATTTCTGTTTCTTGTGGGGCCACTTGAAGACTCTTAGAGTTTAACCAGTGCTCAGTCCAAGGAAGAGGATTATTCTTTGCAGAAATATCATAAAGAGGTCTAAGACCAATTCCTTTTAATCTACGATTGGCAACCCATTCAACATACTGGTGCAATAATTTGTCATTTAAACCAATCATAGAACCATCTTTAAATAGATATTCTGCCCACTGCTTTTCTTGGTTGACGGCACTCTCAAAGGTTCTATAAACCCACTGTTCCTCTTCTTGGGAGATCTTCTTCATATCAGGATCATCACCGTCTTTCCACTTGTTTAAAATGTTCTGGGTAATGACTAAATGTTGGCTTTCATCACGGGCAATCAATCCTATGATTTTTGCACTTCCTTCCATAAGTTTGAGTTCGCCAAATGCAAAACTGCAAGCGAAACTGACATAAAAGCGAATACCTTCAAGAATATTAACGTTTGCAACTGCTCTGAACAATTTACGTTTGAGTTCATATCTTTCTTGTTGTGCATAGGGGACTTGTTCTTGGGCGTGTTTCCAAAGATCAGAGTTTCCATAATTTTGGACACTATTAATGAAGTCATTATATGCTTCAGTTACACTATGAGCGCGTTCTAAAATACGATCATCAGATAGAATAGTGTCAAAAACTTCAGAAGGATTTGAGTAAATGTTTTTGATAATATATGTATATGACCGAGAGTGAATCATCTCCATAAACTCCCAGACCTTCATACAACCCTCTAATTCTGGTAGAGAACAATACGGAGCAAATGCCATACCAGGACCCCTTCCTTGGACACTATCTAACATAATCTGATATTTCAGATTACTACTAAAAATGTGTTTTTGTTCTGGGCGTAGAGTCTGATAATCTCCACGATCTTTCTGAAGAGAAATCTCTTCTGGTCTCCAAAAATAACTAAGTTGTTGTTGAGTTAATTTATCAAAAACTGGATACTTATAAGTATCATATCGTTGTATTCCTAGTGGTTGTCCAAAAAACATAGGTTGTTTTTTGATATCGACTTCTTGAGAATTGAAAACGGTCATGGAAGTGACCATAGTTTTTTCCTCTGAGGTTTTTTTGAACTTAAAATCCATAATTATTTACCCTAAAAATAACTCGCATACTATATTTAACAAGGTCAAATTTTACAACTTTCACAATCTTCCTCATCGGAATTTTCTAAGTCATTCAATAGAAATTTCAGTTTTTGATTTTTATCTTCATCTATCTCATCGACTGTAATATCGTAAGTATTTTGATAATATGCTGTTTTGTGCCCTAGTTTATACGTCATAAGAAAATCTTGAGCCATTACACTTACAGGAACTTCATTGTCAGGATAATTTTCTGGATTATAAGACCAATTTGACGATATTGCTTGGTCAAAAAACTTTTGCATTACTGCAACAATATTGATATATCCTCGATTAGATTTCATATCCCAAAGTAAAGTATAATTGTTTTTGAGAGTATTATACTGAGGAACAATCTGTTTTAATGGGCCCTTTTTGGACTTTTTAACAGACAAATATCCGCGAGGGGGTTCGATGCCATTAGTTGCATTAGAGACGACAGAACTGCTCTCTGAGGGCATCTGTGCTGATAGTGTGGAATGTCTTAACCCATACTCTAAAATAGATGCTCGTAGTCCTTCCCAGTCGTGCTGAAAGGGAATATTAGAGATTTCATCTACATCTTTTTTATAAGTATCAATCGGAAGCATACCATCAGAATATTTGGTACGTGCAAATAATGCACATTGCCCCCTTTCCTTGGCAAGTTGATTTGATGTTTTTAGTAAGTAATACTGAAACGATTCAGAAAGACCATGAACAGCATCCCAGGCACCCTGAGAATCATAAGCAAGTCCAAGTTTTGCAAGATAGTGTGCGAGTCCTATAAATCCTACACCAAGAGCCCTACGATGCTTTGTGAAGTTCTCTGCTGCCTTTACTGGGTAGTCTTGATAATCAATCAGTTCCTCAAGTGCTCTTACTGCAAGGTCACAAAGTTCCTCAAGTTCGTCATCTGATTTTATTTTACCAACATTTAATGCGCTTAAAATACAAGTAGCAATCTCTTGAGGTCCATCATCATCAATGTGCTGAAGTGGGATAGTTGGAAGTGTAATTTCCATACAAAGATTACTCATATTCACCTTATCAATAAAAGAACTATGAGTATTACAGTGGTCTATATTCATGGTATAGATACGACCGGTTTCTGCACGTTCTTTGAGAAGGTTAAGAATAAGTTCCTGTGCCTTTATTATTTTCTTTGGAACATTAGGGTTATTTTCATACCCAATGTATAGAGAATCAAACTCAATTGTTCCGAAAGAATCATAAAGTTCAGGTACATCATGCGGGGAGAAAAGTGTAATCTCACGATCTTGAATAAATCTTTCATAAAATATTTTACTAAGTTGAATACCATAATCTAACTTACGAACCCGATTATCTTCAGATCCTTTATTATTTTTGAGAACAAGAATGTCTTCTATTTCTTGGTGCCAGATTGGAAAGAAGACAGTAGCACTTCCACCGCGAATCCCGTTTTGTGTACAACACCTAACAGTTGATTCAAACTTTTTGAGGAATGGGATAACACCTGTATGAGAAACTTCTCCCCCTCTGATTTTGCTGTTGATGCCCCTGATTCTGCCTGCGTTAATACCGATACCAGCCCTTTGTGAGACATACCTGCCAATAGCCATATCGCTGCTAAAGATACTATCGAGGGAGTCATCAACATCAACCAGAACACAAGATGCAAATTGACGAAGTGGTGTTCGCACTCCTGCCATGATTGGTGTTGGGATGTTGATTCGGTGTCTTGAGATTGCATTATAATATTTACGAATGTAATCTAAACGGGTCTCTTTTGGATATTTAGAGAAGATTGTTGCCGCAATCATCATATACATGAACTGTGGAGTTTCATATACACTTGAACTACTACGATCTTGTACCAAATACTTATCAACTACCTGACGTAATCCAGCATAAGTAAATAGATAATCACGACTATGTTTGATAAAAGAACCAAGACGATTAATTTCTTCTTCTGTGTATAATGATAAAATTTCAGAATCATAAACTCCAAGATTTACACAAGATTGAATATGTGTAAAAAAGTCTGGATGCTCTTGAAGTTTTCCATATAAAGATTTACGAATAGAAAATAACAAAAGTCTGGCAGCAACATATTGATAGTTTGGGTTTTCCAAATCAATCAAATCTGATGCAGAACGAATTAAAATTTCTTGTATTTCGGCAGTCGTAATTCCATCATAAAACTGAATACCAGATTGCATTTCTACCTGCGAAGCAGAAACTCCAGAAAGGTCTTTACATGCTTCTTCCACCATGATATGGAGTTTATCCAAATCTAATCTTTCGGCAGTTCCACTTCTTTTAATAACCTTTGTTCCGTTACTCATACTCGTTTCCATTCGTTGAATTTTACTTTTGCCTCTAACCCAGAATATGTATTTGACTTTAATATACCCATAATATCAAATCCTGCAAGAAATAAATCATTAATATCTTTTTCAAGAATTGCTCTTTCCCAGATCACAATTTTATTTCCATTTTCAATTATCTTATTCATTCTATCACAAATTTCTTTATTTCTTGATTCATTATCAAAAACATAAACAATATCCTTAAAATTTAAAGATGATAGATCAACATCGGCACCACACATGGCAATTCCATTTTTTACAAATTCCGAATCAAAAGGTCCTTCAACAATATAAACAGTTTCGTTTGGATTGACTGTATTTAATCCATAAAGTTTTGGAATTGAATCATCTAAAATGATAGTAATGTATTTAATACTATTTTTATTTAATGCTCTTCCTTGAAATCCATACAATTCTCCACTAAAGGTATATAAAGGTATAATGATACGACTTTCATCTTTTATAATATTATTAAATGTTTGTTTTTGTGTATTAACCCATTCTTGAAATTTTTCTACAAAGTAAAATCTTTCCGGATTAAGTTTTCTATTTTCAAGATATTCTTTCGCAACATTATTTGAGGACGCTTTTGGAAGATTAATTTTTTTTATAAAGTTTGGTTTAGAAAACTCAAATGTTGGTGTCTCAACCACAAAGTTCTTTCCAGTATAACCTTCCTTAAACTTTTCTAAAGAATATTGTTTATGAAGAGTCGAGTCCATATCTTTAAGAAAATTATTAAAAGATAGACTTGCGCCACAGTTATGACACTTAAAGTTTGTATTGTTCTTTACTGAATATAAGTATCCTCTTGCCTTACTTTTATTTCTATGAGAGTCTCCACAAATAGGACATCTGAAATTATAAAGATCATTTTTAACTCTCTTAAATTTTTGAAGACGTGATGAAATTAGTCCAATATATTTGGAATCAATCAGGTCCATTTTGAGTTAATTATTTGGTTCTTTCTATTCTAACATCGTTTGAATCTGGTGTCAATATATCAACAACCGTAGATGATTGTGAAAAAATAAAAGAAACAATCATAATACCACCCAATATTAACCAACGAAATTTGGTGACTTCATCAACTTTTTTATCAAGTATTTCAATACGGTCATTTATTTTACTATCTATGAATTCAAATCTTTCAATTACTCGGTGATGCTCTTCTGTATTTTTACTTTCCATTGTTTTAATTCTATCAATAATCAAATCATCATTTTTATTAGTATTATCTAACTTTTCTTCATGAACCGCCAACATTTTTGAAATTGTTTGACTGGTTTTACCCATAATTTGAATTGCTTCGTCTATTTTTTTAATCATAATTTCGTAAGAAGTTAGACGTTCTTCTAAAACGGCAATTTTTGTTTCGTTAGTTGATTTGCTAAACATTTTTTTGCTCCGTGAATATTAACTTATTCAAAACAAAAAAATCAAATTTAGTTACACTATTATTTATTTGTTATTTTTTTTATTCTTTTTTCTTAAACTTTTTCGGTATAGTGGTGGAAGTCTTTTCAGCATTCTAGAACGCCCATCAAATGGCATTTCATGTCCGGCAGGTCCTGGATCAAAACCCTGAGCACTCCCCCCAAATCCGGCATAACCAGCAGTGCTGCCTGTGCTCATGGTAGGAACATCTTCCTTTAAAGAGCGAATTATAGAAATAATCTTATCGATATTCATTAGATTAATTGTAGTTGTGATAGACATTTAAAGTCTTCGACAATATCATGTATTTGACTTCTTGGATATTCAGGTAGGCGATTTAAGAATAATAAAAAACTTTTAATAAAAGGCCATAAATCTTCTTCCAAATTATAAAATAATAAAGGAACTGCAGCATCATCAAAAACATTAAATAAAATAATGAGATGATTGAGAATTAAATGTGTTTTTAATTCTCCACCATTTTTATATTTTTTGAGTAATCTTTTTACATACCTAATTCGTTTTAAATCAGATTGGAAATCCTCCATCGTGACTGATTGAGGATTATTATAAAATTTTATAGCAAATAATAGATAATTATTTTCGTTCAACTCATCAAATTTCATATTTTATCTAACGGTTAATGTGGTAGTTCCAAGACCAACTGATCCGGTAGTTCCTGCACCTCCAACATTACGAAGAAGAACATCACCAAATTGTGAGGTGAATGAACTAATTACACCAACACCATTTGATCCGTCAGTAATTACACCGACAAATCCTCTTGAAATATCAATTTTCAGTTTTGTTGCAGTTGTGCGGGTACTAAATGTGACGGCAGTAGTAATACCAATCACAGATAGGACTGTAGATGCCGTTCCAATTGTAACAAAGGTATCACCAACAGCAACTACTGATCTTGTTGTAATTGCAGATCCTACAGTAATTGAACTTCCTGCCGAAACTCCAGTTAGACTAGCAACATAAATTATAGTAGAACCAGAAGAAACTGTGTTATTGATGGAAGTACTTAAGAAATTTACATTTGTAGTAAGACCTACACTTGGTGAAGTGAATGCAAATGCTACTCTATTTGTAATCTGACCGTTGAAGTTTGTATATACATTTGGAGAACCATGAGCATTTGCTGCTCCTGCCCAAGCATATTGAGTACCAGTATTTGATGCTGCAGTTCCGACAATTGCTGTTGATTCGTTAGCATCGTTTGCGTCAAATGTGCGAATACGAACTGTTGCTCCGGCACCAGCAAAAACAAGTTCATTAAAGACTACATGAACATAACCAGTAGTATTTGTAGCGATACCAGTAGTTCCACCACCACCAACAGAAATTGGTGATGCTTGGTTAGGATCTTCAAAGAAAACCGCAACTGGTCCGGCAGTTCCAATACCAGGAGTTCCACCAACATTGGTGCTATTAATTCCAATAACAGGAATTAAAACTTCGTCAAAGTAACGAGTAGAAATTCCAGAATTTGCTGTAGTTTTATATCTTCTTTGAACCCAACCACGAACATCTGCGAAAGTATTCCAAGGACTTGTGTTACGATCAGTCTCAAGTTGGAATTTTGGAATAGCATAATTGTTAGCCGCGGTTTCCGAACTTGTAGAAATGCCCCAGAGTGCCATTCTTTTTACCTATAATTCTTTTCTAATACTATTTATAAAAAAAGGAGACCTTTAATTTGGGCCTCCATACTATACTATTCGAATAAAACTCAAGGAGTAATGTCTTTTGCGCCTTTTGCTTTCAGAGCATTTTGTGCCTGAATAAGAATAAGTGAAAGAATACCATTAGCCTTGATTTTTGGATTTGCTCCAAGTGCTTCCGAAACTGCAAATAATACAGTTGCGATAAGTGCTTGATTAGCAAGTGCCCATGCGATTGCGACTGACATAATAACCTCTAGGTGAAATGTTCCTATATTATTTAGCGATTTTACCTAAATTTAACTTCCACGACGACCTGAGGGTCCTCTTTCTGCATTATTGATTGCAATTTCACCAGCAACTTTTTTTCCAACCTCTGTTTCTGGTTGATTGAGTGCCATTTCATATTTTCTCACCGAAGTCATTGCTGCTGTTGTTTTTGTAGGTTTCATTCCCTTTGGTGATTTACCTCTATCTGCTTTAGATAAATTTCGTCTAGTAAAAGTAGAGTTTCCAGATCTTTCGTCTCTTGCCTTTTCTTTTTCTTCAGGAGAAAGACCATCATCTACTCTTGCCTCATCAACAAATTCACCTTCTGGTTCATAAGACATTTTAAGACCCATTGCTCTTAATTTATTTTTGACAAGATTAATTTTTGTCTTCATTGAACGGGGATCTTCTTCTTCTTTACTATCATCAGAATTACATTCCGTTCCTTCTTTTACCTTTTCTGGAAGACCTTCGTGCTTTGTTTTTGCAAACTTACGAAGTTCTTTTTCTCCCATTTTTGCCATTTTTTTAACTTCTTCACTTGCATCAGGCATATCACCCCTTAAAAACGCAAGTGCCATTCCAGCAAGTTGCTGCTGATTTTGACTTACTGCCTCTTCTCTAACGGTATTAATTTTTTTGAGAAACTTCGAATATCCACTTTCAGAAATACCATTACCATTTTCAGGAGAAACCTTTACGGTATTTTTTTGATCTGGCGGCATCACATCAAATGGTTTTTTAGCACCATCATCTACTTTTTTTTTACCAGCTTCGTGAATAAAATCTTCCTTTACACTTGAAGTATCTTTACCATCAGGAGTTCCTCCCTTTTTGCGCTGAATGGCATTATGAACCGAACCACGATATTCTTTGGCACCACTCTCAACCTTTCCATCACCATCATAATCTAAACCCTTACCTGATGTTACGGCAGCAGTTTGTGACCCTTTCTTTCTTTCGCCCTCATAAGGATCTCCATATGCAGTTGCTTTTGTAGGATCAACACTAATTATTTCAACTTCAGAAATATTTGGATTTGCTCTTAACTGATTAATTTTTTCTCTAGTTGCGAGTCTAATATATGTTTTTCCACTATTTTTATCAGTGACTTTAATTTCGTATTTTCTTTCTTTAGAATTTTCAAGTTCTTCGAAATATGTGAGTTGAATTGGATCTTGATTTTCAGTTTTTCTCTCTACAAATACTTTATACAGAGCATTTGAAATTGAATCAGATGCTGCATTAACAAACATAACATTATAATCTTCTGCTTTCATACCACCACCCTCTTTTCCAAATAAACTTTGCATTATAAAAGTCCTTTCAGTTTGACCGAGACTGCTATTTTGCATATACTGAGAAAATGCCTGACGAAGAGGAATATCTTCTCTTCTTGCTCTGTAACGAATATCATAAACTGCCTGCTTTGCCTTTTTTTCTGGAGTTTTTTCAGAACCACTATTATTTGTATTGGATGAAGAACCACCTTTTTTATCATTATTTGGAGATCCACCGGCAGCTGCTGGTGCAAATTTTCTTTCTGGAAGATCTTCGGAAATATTTCTTTTCATAAGAAGATTTAATAATTTACCTTTTTCTATACTTATTTATGAAATTTTTAATATAAGAGTTTTTAGTTTTCTTTTTAATGGTATTTTTATATTCGTTAATATATTCTGTTACATCACTTATCCAAGATTTAAACATCATACCAGACTCGGTTACACAAATTAGATAATTAGTTCCTCGACGAGTAATTTTACCAACCAGTCCAGTATTTAAATTTTCTACCAGTTCTCCAATTTGAAATATTTTTTTAGAAACGTAATTTTCACGAAGAGTTTGTTGATCTAGTTTTGGAGCAATTTCCCAAATATTCCAGTTTTCATTAATACCCATAGATGCTCTTACCGTATCAAAAAGTTGCTGTGCAGATCCGCGCTTCATATTAGGAGGAAGACCCTCTCTAAACTTACGAAAATCTCCTTCGGCGGCGGCAAGTCTCATTCTTGAGGAAGAAACACCCTCAACACCTTTTGAATCGGGGTCTCTGTCTCCGGCAGAAACCACTTCAATTGCATCAAAGGCATACATTTGTCCGTTATAATTATTTGATAATTTCTCAAACTCCTTTACACGGTCAGAACCACCCACAATTCTAACATTCGTATATCCATCATTATGTGCCTTTTTAAGAGCATCAAATATCGTCATATTTACATTATCATTAACAATTCTTTCACTATGAGCAGGAAACATCTGTCTCATATATGAAATTTTCGTATCAGGATCTAATGGATTTTTTTTCTTATCCTGACTTCGAGAAGGATAAATCAAATAGTCCCCACCATCAGATTCTGCTGATTGTGCCGCAACATCCATTAACTGTTGATGTCCCACTGTGGGAGGATTAAATCTTCCAAAGGCAATTGTCATAGTTCCTTTGGTCTTAGGAACTGGTGGAGGAGTTGCAACAGGAGGTTGTTGTTCTGGTGCGACTGGTTGCTGTTCTGGAACTACTTCTACTGGTGCTGGTGGTTGCTGCTGAGCATTTGGATCATTATAACTTGGAGAAGGAACATCCTTTTCGTGAGCAGTCTGTCTTGGATCTTGTTGTCCAATTCTTTCTCGTTTATTATAAAACTTTAATTTTCCGCCTTCGGTTTTTGCAACGAACTCATTAGTTCTTCTATCATACCAACCACCATGCCC